CGTGAATAGCTGGCCCCCACGCTGGCTAACCCCTGTTCCAGATAAAGCTATCGAAGCTGGTGATGGTGAGTACGCCATTGAGTTTGCTGAAACTTTTGGCACTATCGGTAAAGACGGAATCGCTGGTCGAGTGGGAGATGCCTTAGTTCTAAGACCTTGGCAAAAGGAACTGGTCAGGCGCATCTTTGCTAGAGATGCCGACGGTGGACTGACTGCAAGAGTGGCACTTGTAGGCACTCCCAGGAAATCAGGCAAGAGCGCATTGGCCTCAACCCTTGCCCTTTACAGCCTGATTGCCGAGGGGATTGAGGGTGGTGAAGTTGTTGTTGCCGCTGCCGAGAAAGAACAAGCTCGCATTATCTTTGGTGAAGCTAAGCGCATGGTCGAATCAAGTGAGCTATCTGAGATGTGTACCCTTTACCGCGATGCTATTTATGTTCCCTCAACTAACTCTGTAATGAAGGTGCTATCTGCTGAGGCTTACTCCAAAGAAGGTCTGAATGTTAGCCGAGCTATTGTGGATGAGATTCACGCCCACAAGAACCGAGAACTCTGGGATGTGCTTTCACTCTCTATGGGTAACAGAGGGAAGCTCGCGCAATTACTCGCAGTCACGACAGCAGGTCAAAAGCAAGACATGACCGGACAAGACTCAATCGCTTACAGCCTCTACCAATACGGCAAGCGCGTGTCAACAGGTGAGATAGATGACCCGACTTTCTTTATGTCTTGGTGGGAAGCAGAGCCAGAGGCTGACCACAGACTCGAATCAACTTGGGAATCGGCTAACCCTGGCTACAACGATCTAGTGTCCAAGGATGACTTTGCTTCAGCAGTCAATAGAACACCTGAGCCAGAGTTTAGAACCAAGCGACTCAACCAATGGGTTAGCTCACTAAATGCTTGGCTACCAACTGGCAAGTGGGAGCAGCTAGATGCAGACATCGAGCTTGACCCTGACCAGCCGGTCATTGTTGGTTTCGATGGCTCGTTCAATGGTGACTGCACAGCCCTTGCTTATTGCACAATCCCGAAAGAGGATGAGCTGCCTCATGTCGGACTGATTAGGGTTTGGGAGAAACAGCCAGAGGATACCGATGACTGGCGCGTTAGCACCTCAGAAGTCGAGGATGAGATTATTCAATTTTGCCAGAAATACAATGTAAAAGAGATAGCCTGTGACCCTTTCCGCTGGCAACGCACAATGGAAGCTATGCAAGACCTTGGCTTACCAGTGGTCGAATACAACTCAAGCTCACCTAGTCGAATGGTCCCAGCTTGCTCAAAGCTCTACCAAGCTGTAACTGAAAGCCAGCTAACCCATGACGGAAACCCAACCCTGACTAGGCACTTATCCAACACAGTAATCAAGGTTGACCGCTTAGGTCCAAGAATCGTAAAAGAACATCGAGGATCACCGCGCAAGATTGACGCTGCTGTCGCGGCTGTCATAGCCTTTGATAGAGCAACTGTTGGTAGAGTAGAGGATGAGCAACTGAGTCCTCAATTCTTTATTTAGGTTGGTAATGACAGCGACAATACTTCAAGCGACAGGCGTATTTGCCATCGCACTAGGGGCTTCTTTTATTTATCCACCAGCAGGGGTAATTCTGCTTGGTATCGGACTGCTCGTATTCGGTATAGCCATTGAAAGAAGTAAGTAATGCTAGGTAATCTTTTTGAACAACGCGCTGTAAGTTTTCAGACTGTTTGGGGTGCAGGTGAGCCTTGGGGTTTACAATCTGAGGCTGGCGTAAATGTCACAACTAAGAAGTCTTTTGAGATTGTTGCTTTCTTTTCAGCAGTCAGCCTTATCTCTGACACCATTTCAACTTTGCCATGTGGGGCTTATCTAAGGATTGGTGCAACACGCCGACCTTTGAACCCCAGACCAGTTTGGTTAGACCAGCCAGATGTTGACCTAAGCACAAGAGCAGCGTTCTTTCAGCAGGTCTTTTCTAGCTTGTTGGTACATGGCAACTCTTACACCAGAGTCTTTAGAGATGCACAAGGTCAGGTTGTAAACCTAGTAAACCTTGATCCAGAAAAGATTGAGGTTGAGCGTTCCAAGATTGGTCGCAAGATTTACCGCTACCAAGATGAAGCTAGACCGCTAAACAACGATGAGGTAATTCACATTGTTGACCTAATCCTTCCAGGCGAACTAAAAGGCTTGAGCCGAGTAGAAACCCTAAAGCAAGCACTAGGACTAAACATTGCCCTAAGCGATTACGCTGCTAGATTCTTTGGCACTGGTGCATCAGCCGCTGGTGTTATCGAGTTCCCAGGCAACCTAACAAGTGAGCAAGCTAAGCAACTAGCTGATGGCTTTGATGCAAGACACCGCAACGGAACAAGACGAGCGCACAAGACAGGCGTTCTATCCGGTGGAGCTAAGTTTGTTTCAACACAGCTAGACCCTGAAGCCTCACAAGCACTAGAGTCACGCAAGTTCGCAGTCGAGGAAATAGCTAGAGCTTTCAATGTGCCACTTCACTTGCTAGGCGTACCAGGTACAGCAAGCTACGCATCTGTCGAGCAGAACAACCTTCAGTTTGTATCTATGACCCTAAGACCTCTGGCTGAAAAGGTAGAGGCTGCTTTCTCACGCCTACTGCCAGGCGATGCCTTTATCAAGTTCCAGTTCGGTGACTTGCTAAGAGCAGACCTAGAGGCTCGTATCCGTTCCTACTCAGTTGGATCGCAAGCTGGTTTCTACTCGACCAACGACATCCGCAGACTTGAGGACATGGAGCCAGTTGAGCAAGGCGACCAGTACCGAGTGCCACTAGCTAACATCGCGCTCGCAGACACCGCTGTAATCACAGAGGAAAAGCGCGTCAAGATGGTTCAGCAACTTGTAATCTCAGGCTTCGACCCAGAGGAAGCACTAGCCGCTGTTGGCTTGCCAGCAATCGGACACACTGGGCTACCAAGCACTCAGTTGCAAGCAGTCGCACAGATTGACCCCAACAATCCTGAAGCTGTTTACGGAGTCTAATGACTGTCAAGACTTATGGCTACGACCTTGTAGCTAATGTGAGGACCTTAGTAGTTCCACCAAGCACAGGCGTACAACATGTTTGTATTCACAATCACGAGCACAGCCAAAACAGGGAAATCTTTATTGGTGGGCCAGATGTAACCTTGACCAATGGCATGCATGCTGTTGCAACACAGACAAGCGTTATTCAGTTGCTACCGATGGATGAGCTTTACGCAATCGCTGATAGTAATTGCAACCTAAGAATACTGGTGGTCAAATAATGCCTTATTACATTACTCAAGAAAACGCTGAGTGTTCTGACTGGGCTGTCGAGAAAGAGAACGGCGAGCTAATCGCTTGCCATGATTCTAAGCAGTCAGCCATTGACCAAGCAGTTGCTATCAGCCTTGCTGAAAAGACTGAGTTTATTGGTGAGCGAGCTGCTGTCGGATCACTTGCTATCGGTGACTTTGTATCTTGGTCACCACTTGACCCAAGAGTTGCTGCTCAGATTGAGATGGTGCAAGAGCAGTTTGCTGTGGTCAGATTGTTTGACTACGAGGATGGCATCTTTGAGCCAACCGACAAGATGATGGTCATCAATGTATTCCAGCTAGAAAAGATACCAACACCAAAGATGATTGCTGTCGAGATGGAACAGGTCGAGGAAATTGACGAGCCTGACATTGAGGGTGCTAACCTGCCAGATAATTACAGACCAGCTCTAGCCGAGGATGTGCCAGAGGGCAGAGCTTGTGGCAACTGTTTCTTCTTTGACGAATCAAGGGTAAACGCTGAAGGCGACAAAGCTTGGTGTGAGCGTTGGGATGACTTTGTTGATGGTGGTTTCTACTGCAACTCTTGGCAGTCAAACGATGAAGGTAGGGCTATCAACCAAGAAGCCCCTGCCTACATGAGAGCAGCAGCTCGGCGTGGACTTGAGTATTACGAGGAAGGTCTTGCTGGTGATGGCGTAACCCCTGGGACTATTCGCGAAGCTAGAGAGATGGCTGAAGGTCGCGTGTCAGATGACAAGTGGATAAGAACTGCTGCTTGGATTGCTAGGCATCTAGTTGACCTTGACTCACCAGATGCAAATCCAGACTCAGACAATTACCCATCCGCAGGCGTAGTTGCTCATTTGCTCTGGGGATCAGGACCAAGCAAGAGAGCAGCGCAGAGAACCAAAGACTACGCTGATTCAGTAGTTGCTAGAATCAGAGCAGAGGAAACTAACAGCATGGATAACAAAGACAAGTGGCTAAAGGTCGCTAGAGCAATCGCACTAAAGATTGACGGCCCACAGGCTAAAGAGCCAGAGATAAGAACCAACAGCGTTGACTTCGAGGTCAGGGCTGAGGGTGACGGCATGACCTTTACCGGCTACGCCTCTGTTTTCAATTCCCCATCCGAGGATTTAGGTGGTTTTATTGAGTATGTTGCGCCAGGTGCTTTCAAGCGTTCTTTGCAATCTCGCAACGAGGTCAAGCTTCTTTGGAACCATGACTCAGGTGAGCCTCTGGCTTCCCTAAGAGGTGGAACCATGCAACTCGTTGAGGATGAGCGTGGACTAAAGGTAACGGCTCAGCTCCCTAACACAACAAGAGGCAGGGACATCGCCGAGCTTCTACGGACCAAGGTCATAGATTCAATGAGCTTTGGATTCAATGTCATCAAGGATTCATGGGCAAGAGATGGTCAGACAAGAACCTTAGAGTCAGTCAGATTATTCGAGGTCAGCATCGTTAGCTTCCCAGCTTATGAAGCAACAACCGCACAGGTCAGATCAGCACAAACCATCAACCCTGACCAGCTAGCTGATGCCCTGCTAAAGCTAGAGTCCGGTGAGGAACTAGACGAGGCCAACGCTAACTTGATTACCGATGTGGTGAACAAGCTAAAGGCACAGCCAGAGATTGATGAAGTAATTGACAATGGCCTTGAGCTACTAGACCTAAAGAAAAAGCAGTTTGACCTTCTATTGAAAAGGATATAAACATGGCAAGCAAAGATGACATCAAAAGAGCAATCCTAAAAGCTGCCGGTAATCCATCAGTTGGCGTAATCGCTGAAATGGCTGATGACTTTGCTAAAGCAGTTTGGGAACTCGACAACACAAACTCATACAACCCAGCCAAAGAAGCAAGGGTTGTTGACAGTAAAGAAACCCGATAGAGTTTCTTTAGCCCCAGCTCAACCCCCTTTCTGAGCTGGGGTTTTCTTTTGCCTATAAACTTGAACCTAACAGTTGAGTGTAAGCACCGCTGTATCTGTTGAGTGTCAGCACCGCAGGAAACCCATTCAATCATTTATAGGAGAATCATGTCTGATTTCATCAAATCTCAGATGGACGCTCGCAACAACCTGATCGCACAGGCAAGAGAAGTTCTTGACATTGCACAGGCTGAAAAGCGCGGTCTATCTGCTGAGGAAAACACCAAGATTGCTCGCATTGAAGCTGACATTGACTCAGCCGATGCAACAATCGAAACCGCTCGCAAGCTAGCAGACCGCGAAGCTCGCGCGTCTGAGGCAGCAGCTTCATTCACACCATCAGCTCCATCAGCTCAGAACTCTGACGCTGACATCCTTCGCGCAATCGCTTCTGGCGAAATGCGCGGATACGACTTCGCTCGCGAGGCTCGTACCCTAGTTCCATCCGCTAACACTGTTGGTCAGTCTTTCTATGACCAGGTATTCGAAATCGCTCAGCTAGTTGGCCCAATGCTAACTGTGTCTGAGGTTTTCAACACCACTTCAGGTGAGAACCTAGTAATCCCAACTGTTACCGCTACCTCATCCGCTGGATCAGTAGCAGCAGCAGGAACCATCTCTGAGTCCAACCCAACCTTCGCATCCATCACTCTTGGTGCTGAGAAGTACGGAGCTTTGGTTCAGGTTGCTCAGGAACTAGTAACTGACGCTGGATTCAACATCTCAAGCTACATCGCACAGCAGCTAGGAACCTCTTTGGGTCTTCAGGCTAACTCTGTTCTAACCACAAAGCTATCCGCAGCCGCTGGCTCGGTAGTAACTGGTGGAACTGGTGTATCTGGTGCTGCTTCATACGAGAACCTAATTGACTTGGTTTACGGAATCGCCGATGGCGCTCGCGTACTACCAGGCCTAGGCTTCCAGATGAGCAAGTCCGGTATCGCAGCAGCTCGTAAGTTGAAGGATGGCGCAGGAAACTACATCTGGACCAACTCAGCAGTACCAGGACAGCCAGCAACCTTGCTTGGCTACCCAGTGTACGAGAACCCAAACGTAGCAGCAGTAGGAACTGGAACCAAGTCGGTTCTATTCGGTCACCTACCAAGCTTCAAGGTTCGCGTTGCAGGTGGAATCCGCGTTGACCAGTCAGCTGACTTCGCGTTCAACCAAGACACAATCACCTACCGAGGCCTAATCCGTCTTGATGGTGGACTAACCCACGCTACCCACATTGGGTACTTCAAGGGTGGAGCTAGCTAAATCTAGCCCCCAGTCAAAAAGCTGGCAGTGGGTCACAGAGCGTAGGACTGTGGCCCACTGTCTTTTTTTGCTATTGTTTATGTATGCCTACGAATAAAGAGAAACTAAACGGCGCTGTAAGCGTCTGGTCCAATAGCTACAACGCACCAACCGGATACGGACAGCAAGTAACGATGCTTGTTGACCGACTCAAGCGTTCGGGTCTTGATGTTGCCATGTTGTCTAACTATGGTCTTGAGGGAATCCCAGGCGTAATCAATACGCCTTATGGCAAGGTCCCTCATTACCCTAGAGGCTTAGACCAATACTCAAACGACTCTGGTCCACAGGATCACAAAACCTTTATTGCCGATAAAGACAAGCCCAATCTTCTAATCAGCCTTTACGATGTTTGGGTGATGAAGTCAAAGCAATACGATGACTTCCCAATCGCCGCTTGGACACCACTTGACCATGTGACTTTGCCACCAGGAGTAGAGAAGTTTCTAAAGAAAGAAAATGTCACGCCTATTGCTATGTCACCTCATGGTGTTAGACAGCTAACGGCTAAAGGCATTGAGTGTGAGTACGCTCCACACGCCATAGACACAAAGACTTACAAGCCAACTTACAAAATAGGCAAACACCCAATCAATGATTACATGGGCATCACGCCTGAAACCTTTGTTGTTGGAGTAGTGGCTGCTAACAAGGCATCGGGTCTAGTTCACCGCAAAGCTTATGGCGAGCTAATTCTTGCCTTTAGTATTTTTGCCAAAGACAAGCCTGATGCAGTCCTATACCTACACACCGATTCATTCGGGTTATCAGGTGGCTGGAACTTGCTAAACATCCTTGCATCGCTAGGAGTAAAAAAGGATCAAGTAATCTTTCCCAACCCACAGGACTATCGCTTTGGTCTAGCCAAGTCTGACCTTGCTGCTCTCTATACAAGGATGGATGTTTTACTAGCACCTAGCTTGGGTGAAGGCTTTGGCGTTCCTAGCGTTGAAGCTCAGGCTTGTGGCACTAGGGTAATTGGGTCAAACTGGGCAGCAACACCTGACCTAATCAGCGAGGACTCATGGCTAACCGATGGACAGCTAAGTTGGGATGCTGGGCAAGATGCTTGGTGGATGACACCGAATGT